ATATTGGTATAAACAAAATCCAGAATACCTAAAGGCCAATTGTACAGAACTTATGTTCCCAACTAAGGGTGGTGGTAAAAAAATACTGGTTCATAAAAATTTAGCAGCAATCATAAAGCCGGCTATTGAAAAAATAAAAGCACAGGGATTAGAAAAATATATTGAAAATTGTGCTGGCGGACTTGCGGTTAGAAATGTAACTTGTGGTACTAGATTCTCAAACCATGCTTGGGGAACTGCGATAGATATGAATACTTCTGTGTATCCATATGGATATAATTTTAAAGATGATGGGATATATAGTGGTAAAACTAAAGTTAGAGATTTAAATGAGTTTGATAAAGGATTTCAGAAAGTAGCAGCAATATTTAAATCACAAGGAATGACGTGGCTAAGTCGTAATGACCCTATGCACGTTTCTATATATGAATAAAAAATTATAATATGTCAGTAATTCCACCAACAAAAAAAACATCTGTTATAGTAGATGATTTTATATCATATGCTACACTACATCTATCTACTGTAAGTGGTGTTATAAATACAATATCATTATATCCACCAATTGGAACTCCGGGACCTGGTATAATAAATTGGACTGGATATATGGTTACTCCTGCAAAACGTGGAGAGGCTGGGGATTTTGATTCCGAAGAAGCAGCTGCAATTGAGAGGGATATTAATGTAGAATACCCAGCCAGTCAGGCCGCTTATGAAGCTCAATTTGAAAATGAAGAAGATGCTATGGCAAATAATAGTCAGGTTACTGAAGCAGAAGCTTTAAATTCAATTAAGGAATATCAATCTGAACTTAATGGCGATGATGGGGTAGTATTAGGAGAAGACCCTCCGCTTGGTGAAAGTGGTAGTCTTGATTTTGGTACTGGACCAACATCAGGAACAGCAGGTACTAGCGGCGGTGGAGGTGGTGGTAATAATGAACCCGATAAACCAAAACCAAAAATAACAGGTAAAGGAGATGATGCTTTATTTAAGAGGTGTGGAAACGGACATTGGCCAGCAGCCAAAAATGCAGATGGTACTTTTAAAGTAAACAGTACTGAAAAAGCTGCTAGTAAATGTCCAAATTTTCCTAGAACTTGGTACGCTACCAATAATCAATACTTAAAAGTTAATTGTACTGAAATTATATTTCCAACTAAGGGCGGTGGTAAAAAAATACTGGTTCATAAAGACTTGGCAGCAATTGTAAAACCTTGTATTGAAAAAATAAAAGCACAAGGATTAGAAAAATATATTGAAAATTGTGCCGGTGGGTTAGCTATTAGAAACGTAACCTGCGGGGCCCGATTCTCAAACCATGCTTGGGGAACTGCTATTGATATGAATACATCAGTATATCCATATGGGTACAATTTTAAAGCAGATGGAATTTATGAGGGTAAGACAAAAGTTAGAGACCTTAACGATTTTGATAAAGGGTTTCAAAAAGTGGCTGCAATATTTAAATCACAGGGAATGACATGGTTAAGTAATAATGACCCTATGCACGTTTCTATATATGAGTAGAAATATAACCTTTTCAGGTTAAATCTCAAAAATACTTAATTGAAATATTTATAAACATAACAAAACAATATATGGACACAGATAAACTATTAAAAGCTATACAAATCCTTATAAAAGAGGAATTGAAGGAGCAATTACCTGCGTTAATCAAAGAATCCGTACAAAAGGAAGTAAAAAGATTATTAAGTGAAGGTAAACAACCAGTGCAACCTAAACATACTGGATTATCGATGGCTAAGGCTATGATGGAGGATGAAACAATTGTAGAATCAATTGAACAAAAGGTAGTACCACAAAAGCAATTTAGTAAAAACCCAATGATTAACCAAATTCTTAATGAAACAAGAGGAGGCCTCCCACAGGGCGATGGTGGATTCCGAACAATGAATTTTGGACAAGGTGATATGGGTTCAATTGCAGGTAGAACCGCAGTAGCTGATAAAATGGGTTATGGTGATTTAGCAAAAGGACCTTCTCCAACTGGATTGGGTGTGAATACTGGAGTACCTGAATTAGATAAAGCGTTGAATAGAGATTATTCAGAACTTGTAAAAAGATTTAAAAAATAATGGCAATTGTATTAGGGCAGAAGCTCGTTCAAGACACTAAGAAGTATGAAGACCATGCAATAGGTATAACGTTACCTATTCAAATAGGTAATACTGCATTTAATCAGTCTTTCACAACATATGAGCAAGCTAAATCTAATATAAAGAATCTATTACTTACAAAAAAAGGTGAAAGAATAATGCAACCTAATTTTGGTAGTGGACTTCAAGAATTGTTATTTGATTTTAATGATGATACTCTCTCTGAAAAAATTGAAGAAACTATAACAACTTCATTGGAAAATTGGTTACCTTATATAGTTGTTCAACAAATAAACGTAAATCAATCAAACGATAACAAAGATAAAAATACAGTTGGTATTACGATATCATTTAATGTAAGGAATAGTCCTGAATTAAACACAGTATCATTTAAAATTTGATAATTAAAAAAAATGGGATTAACTATTACAAATAAAAACTTTAAAAACAAAGGCAAGGATGTAAAATATCTTGGCAAGGACTTTGTTGGATTTAGAGATAACTTAATTGAATTTTCTAAAACATATTTTCCTAAAACATATTCTGATTTTAATGAATCATCTCCTGGTATGATGTTTATTGAAATGGCATCTTATATTGGAGATTCTTTATCATATTATATAGATGATACATTGAAAGAATCTATGATGTCTTATGCAGAGGATATAAAAAGTGTAATAGCACTATCACAATATTTAGGATATAAACCAAAAGTAACATCACCAGCAGTAACAACATTAAGTGTTTATCAATTAGTTCCTTCTGTTGGAAATGGCGGTGATAACAAACCTGATGAAAAATATTATTTAAAAATAAAAGAAGGATTACTATCTCGTTCAACAAAAGATAGTATTGTATTTAGAACGGCAGATGTTGTAGATTTCTCAGAACCAGAAGGTAGAGAAGTAAGTGTATATCAAAGAGAAGCTGTGACGGGAGAACCATTATTTTATTTGGTTAAAAAATATGTAAAGGCAATATCCGCAGAACTAAAAGAAGAAACATTTGAATTTGGTGCATACGAACCATTTCAAAAAATAATATTACAAGATACAAATATAATTGATATATACGATTGTAGAGATACTAATAATAACAAATGGTATGAAGTTCCGTATTTAGCACAAGAAATGATATTCATTGACCAGCCAAATAGTGAAGCTAATGACCAAGAATTGTATCAATTTAAATCAACTGTACCTTACATTTTAAAAACAATTAAAACTCCAAAAAGATTTGTAGTTAAGGTAAACGAAGATAGTACAACTACTATACAATTTGGAGCAGGCGATTCATCTGCTAGTGATGAGCAATTAATTCCAAACCTTAAAAATGTTGGATTGGGATTACCAAACTCTATTAGTAGATTGGAAGAATCATTTGACCCAACAAACTTCTTAAAAACAAAAACATATGGAACATCTCCATCAACAACAACTATAACTGTAAAGTATTTAGTTGGTGGTGGGGTTAATTCAAATATAACATCTGGGCAATTAACTAGAATAGAAGGAATTGAATTTGAAGAAGATAAACAAAGATTAAATAGCGTTGAATTAACTCTTATGAATGCAACGCAACGTTCCGTAGCTATTGATAATGAAATTCCTGCTACTGGTGGTAGAGGTGGTGAATCTTTGGAAGAAATTAGACAAAACGCATTAGCAAATTTTGGAGCACAAAATAGAGCAGTAACTGCAAAAGATTATCAAATAAGAACAATATCAATGCCAACCAAATATGGAGCAGTTGCAAAATCATACGCTGTTGCAGATGGTACTTTGGATAACAATTCACCATCATCTATATTAGCATCACCAAATCATTTGCAAGAATTTACTGATTTAGTAATGAGTTTTGTAAATATGCCTGATACACAAGAACCATCTAGGGCTAGTGTATCGGAAGATATTACAAAATTTTTAATTGGTAAGACTTCTAATGAAAATGAAAAAAATAATCCATTTGCAATTAATTTATATTTGCTTGGATATGATTTAAACGGAAGATTAACTAATTTAAATAGAGCAGTTAAAGAAAATATAAAAACATATATGGGAGAGTTTAAGATGCTTACTGATGGTGTTAATATTAGTGATGGGTTTGTTATTAATATAGCATTAGATTTTGAAATAACTGCGTATCAAAATTATAATAAAAGTGAAGTATTAGCAAAATGTATTTCTGAATTAAAAGATTATTTTAATGTTGATAATTGGCAATTCAATCAAACAATAAATTTGAGTGAAGTTGAATTATTAATAGCAAATGTAGAAGGAGTTGCATCCGTACCATTTTTCAAAGTGGAAAATAAATGTGGAGCTCCATATTCTTCAAATTCATATAATATAGAATCGGCAACTAAAGGAAAGATTGTATATCCTTCATTAGACCCATCTATATTTGAAATAAAGTTTCCAGATTCAGACATTAAAGGTAGAGTAAGATAATGGCATACTATTTTTTAACAGCATCAAAAGATGCATCGGTTTATTTACAGCAGCCAAATCAAAATACTGGTTTGGATGAAATCTTAGAGATAAGTAAAATTTACTATGGTAATGTAAAGGATGTATCAAGAGCATTATTAAAATTTGATGTTGGGTTTCTATCCGCATCATTGACTTC